TCAAGTTTATTGACTTGAGATTTGGTAATCTATGTAACCTGAGTTGTCGCAGTTGCCATCCTAAGGCCAGCAGCCAACTTCAACGGGAAATTGAAGTCATGCCGCCAGCCATAAAAAAATATCAAAACTTCTTTCAAGAAGATATCAATTCTTGGTATCAGACGCCTGTGTTTAAGGATAATCTAGAAAAACAATTAGATAGTGTTGACATGATCTCTCTTACCGGCGGAGAACCTACAATCATACAACAAAACATGGAGTTACTTGCTTCGTTGGTATCTTCTGGTAGGAGTAAGAATATTGTTCTTGCTATAAATTCTAATATGACCAATACTAATCCTAAATTTTACAATCTCATAAAAGAATTCAAGTATGTAGTGTTCATGGCAAGCATAGATGGAGTAGGATCTATGCAAGAATACCTAAGGTATCCTAGCAAATGGGAGACCATGGACGCCAACATCAAAAAATTGTTAGATTTAGGAGATAACATTTCCGTAGCACCTACTCCAGTTATACAGACTACTAACCTCAACAAATGCGTAGAGTTGTTTGAATACTTTGAGTCCTACAACAGAGAAGCTAAAAGAAGATTGATACGCATTCAGCCTATCAATCTAACTGGACCCGAACATCTAAATCTGCTGTATCTTCCTTCGGAGTTCAAGATGAAATGCTGGGAGAAGATTCAGCAATGGGTAGACACGAAATGTGAGTATCAACCTGATAGTTTTCACGAAATCATCAATGGCATAAAAGCAAAATGCAATACGCAGGTTGACGAGGCTGAGAGCAAACACCAACTGAGTAATTATAAGGAATTCAATTCTCTGTTTGATTCGCACAGAAAAGTAAAGCTTTCAGACATCAATCCTGAATTAGACATGGAAATTAACAAGATACTTGCATGATGTTCTCAAAGATACCTCACTTCGGTCTTAAGAGACAGACTGAGAACCTTAAGGCTGAGTTATTAGATGCTACCTATGAGGCTATGAAGGAGGGGCAGTTTGTTGAAGGTCCCTTCACTGAAAAGTTTGAACGCTGGCTTATAAAAAAAACTGGATGTGATTACGCAACAGTAGTCCATAGCGGAACGCAGGCACTTGAGTTCATTGCTAGAAGCATAGCAGAAGCGGTCCAGCGTGAAAAAAAGATCCTGATTCCTAATATAACCTATCCTGCAACACTCAATGCATTTTTGAACGCTGGCTGGGAAGTAGAGTTAGTGGACACTGATAAAAATGGTCTGCTACCGTTGTCACAAATAGAAGTTCCGGCTACTTCCTGTTATGTAGGACTCTATGGTGCCCCTGCTTCAGTGAGGCAATGGTCAGGAACGATAACAGATGGTGCTCAACATTGGTTAGTCGCTGATGGTAACATCGGTGAGGCCATGGCTATCAGTTTTGATCCTACAAAGAATCTACCTGCAACAGGTAACGGCGGCGCCGTCGTGACAAACAACTTATATATTCATGACTTCATAAAAAATTATAAAAATAACGGTAAAGGGAAAAGTTTTTTTACCACTGGTACTAACAGCAAGATGAGCGAGCTGGATTGCGCCCATCTGCTGGTGAGAGCAAACTACATAGATCAATGGCAAGAAAGACGCAAGCAGATCAGATTGTATTATATAGAGGCATTCAAGGATCTACCGATACGATGCCTGAGCGAAGGTTTTGATAAACATGCGGATCAGAAATTTGTGATATACACTGATCAACAAAAGATACTACATCAGGAAATGAACTATAATGGAATAGAAACAAAGATACATTATGATCAGCCGTTGAGCGAATTACCCATCGCAAAGGACCTAGTTAAACCAGACATGATGAGTGTAAGCACTATGTTATCTAGGGGCGTGTTGAGTCTTCCTATCTATCCAGAACTCACTGACAATGAAGTAGAATACATTGCAGATAAGGTAAAATTATTTTTTGCTAAATAAGAGTAGAATGTGGCTATTATCATTATTTCCGAGCTTTATGGCTCATTTGGTATTATCAGCAGGAATCATCATCCTGTTGTCATCATTCGTCGTGGGGTTAGTTCCCATTGTCAATGCATATAAAATACCGACATTACTGGTAGGCATCGTCATATCATCATATGGTTTTTGGCTAGAGGGAGGTCTCGCTTACAAGCAAAAAACGGACCTCCAAATAGCACAACTAGAGATACAGCTAGCGAAAGCCCAAGCAGATGCAGCGACTGCTAGTGCTAAAACAGAGACGGTGGTCACCCATGATATTCAAGTCATCCATGACAAGGGCGATGCTATCATCAAGTACATCCAAGGTCCTGATGTCATCAAGTACGACACCACCTGCATTATACCAAAAGAGATCGTGGCCGCACACAATGCTGCTGCGACACTGACTACGGTGCCTGCAAAATGAGGAAGATTCTTATCCTATGTTCGGTGTTGTTGAGCGGATGCGCCCATGTAGTCCCGGTATCCGCATCTTTTCCAACACCACCGGATGTGCTATTACAAGGATGTGATGATCTTGATATCCTACAGCCCGACCCTAAATTAAGTGATCTCATGACAGTGGTCGTTGAAAACTATACGAAATATCACACATGTAAAGAGAAGAATGCTGCATGGGCAGATTGGTATAATACGCAGAAATCTATATATGATTCCTCAATAAAAAAGTAGTTATAAATTGGCGCCCCGTTTGATAAATACTATATAAACGGAAGAGTGTTATATGTCAGCAACACAACAAATTATCAACATCGGAGCACTTCCAAATGATGGACAAGGTGATCCATTACGCATAGCCTTCGGGAAGATAAATAATAACTTCTCAAATCTTTTTGCTACATTTACTAATACCAGTACTTCCTACACTAATGGTAATGCACCGGGACAAATAATCTTCCAAGCACCTGCAAACGAATTTACCCAAGCTGTTTTTTATATCCAATCTTCCGATACGATAAACAATGATAGCCAGTCTTTGTCTATCCTATCACAACTTAACACCCAGCAGACACTTGTAAACTTTACTGCTACTGGCTTTACTTATTTTGGTAACTGCCTGGCAACTTTTGATATGGCTGTAGTAGGTGGAAACGTCGTTATTCTATGTAATCCGTTAGTAAGCGACACTATACTACACTTCATTGGATCACAGATCATGTATGTAGGTGAAATGGTCGAAGGACAAGAACTAGCATTAGATGGCTATGCGAACTCAGTAATGGCTACAGAAAATAATAACAACATCACCACAGAAACGTAAAATGAGAGCAAGGGAATTTATCACAGAAGTCGCTATGGGACATACCGGCAGCATACAACAAGATGTTGCCTTAGCCCTACCTGGCGCATGGAAAATTCCTGCACTTGCTAATCAAGATCCTTATCTACAATATCGTTTTGGTATGGCGATTGCCGGCGCCAAAGGTGCTAAGATGAGGCATCAAGACGGTGTTCCCAAATTTGAACCAGATAATGTGTTCGGTGAAAACGAGATCGTCGTGAGTTATGATCCGGCTACAGGCGAATACATCCGGGACGCATTGACAGCAATGGGTTTACCTCCCGGTGATGCTATACAGATTGCGACTATGGCAAGCGTAGAGACTCCGGATGTAGACAAATCAAGTCCAGTAAGGGCATTCAAGGGTTATCCACGATGAGAGCCCATGAGTTCATCTTTGAGACATTTGAGCGGGGTAAAAAACACCCTGATGATTCCTTCACCAATGCCCATCCAGGTACTATCGGTCCTTCTGGTAGAGAAGAGATGTATGTGAGTAGATATTATGACTTCTATAGGATAAGTAATCTCACTGGACTATCACCTGAAGACCTAAAGAAGACTGATCTGATGTCGTATCTAGGAAATCTTCCTATGTATTCTGCATATACTGATGCAGAATACGATAAGTTAAAGAATGTATTGACTGCATTAGGTCTACCCCATAAGGATTATATTCCAAGGGGCAGTAAAGAAGTTGACGATGTTCATAAGACTAGTCCGGTAAAAGCCTTTAAAGGATACAAGAAGTAGTATGTGCGTAATCATTGCCAAATATTTTGAGAAACAAGGGTGGGTCGGCGTAAAGAACCGAGATAGAAATTATGTGCCTGAGATCACCTTCAAGGCAATTGAACATGATGGTTTAGAAAGATTACTGTTTGAAGATAAGGTCACTGGTTATAAAGAAGGACTCAATAGTCACGGAGTATCTATCCTAAGTGCAAGTCTCATGGTTCAAGATGATGAGAAAGAACTGTCAACAAAGAATTCAAAAAGGAAGAGTCCTGATGGCATCAAGATATCAGACGCCTTGAAGGAAGACACTGCGATGCTCGCTGTTAAAAGAGCGATACATAATGAATTGACTGGAAATAGCATCATCTACGATAGGGATAATCTATTCTTGCTAGAAGGTTGCAAAAAAGATGATGTATATCATCGTGTCTGCAAGAAAATAGGACGAGATCAAGTCGTTGCTAGAACTAACCATGGTGTTTGGTTACCTTGGGCAGGATACCAACGCACACCGGATGATGATGCACAGACACTCAGCAGGATCAGCAGTGAATCAAGGCGCCTGCAAGCACAGAATGTCGTAGAGAATGCAGAAGATCCGATGGAAATGGTAGATGGCATGTGTCAGGTCTACCTTGATAATCCGCAACTTAATATCATGCGTACAAGCACAGAACGCAAGAAGATGCGAACGACTGCCCAAGAGATGATCATTCCAAGCGAGAGAACATTGTATTGTCGTCCAATCTCAAGTCATATTGAGTTTGACTTCTGGAATCTCAATAAACCAGACAGAAATTGCTGGGTAGAGATCCTTAGTAATCGTGCATTATGGCAAGATACTAAAGGTGATCCGCCCTTTGGTTCTAATGGCATGAAGCACAGTACTTGATAAATACACTATAAGGAAATTGACATGAGAGCTTGGGAATTCTTGACTGAGGATGATTTAGGGGCACAACCTAAACAATTTCCTGATGGGCAACTAGATGCAATGCCAGGACCTATCAGTATGCCTGATATCAGCATGAATAAAGCTAATGGTAGTGCCTATGCTCAGTGGAGATTCAGTGTTGCTATGGCTGGAGCTCCTGACTATCCTACTCCTCCGGTAGGTCCAATGGCGGGCGATCCCTTGCTGTCTACCTATACTGATGTAGAACTTCAAATTGTCAATGCTGCTGCTAAGATGGTTGGTGCGGGCAGGATTACAAAATTAGCCAGCAATAGAAGCACTGAACTCTCTAATACTCAAAAAGTGAGTCCTTTAAAAGGATTTAAAGGCTACAAGAAAAAATAATTTAACGATAAGTAAGTCATATAAATATTTGCATGACAACACTCGTAGATATCAACCAAACCTTAGACCTCATTAAGCTAAAATTTTATAATGAATGGATTTACACCGAGCATATCAAATCTGAAGGTGATAGTCAATTCCATCAGCAGTTGACCAAACAGATGATAGAAACTTATGTCGATCCCATCAATCTTCCTAAAGATGCACACATCCTTGATCTTGGTTGCGGTCCCGGATACTTTCTAGATGGTATGAAGGAACGCGGGTATACGAATGTTACTGGGGTGACATTAAGTCCCGAAGATAAAGAAGTCTGCGAGGGCAACGGGCATAGGATCAAGAGTTATGATCTATCATTCCTTCCTCAGAAAGACGGATACTATGATGAATCAGTAGACTTCATCTTCCTGCGTCACGCACTTGAACATTCTCCTTATCCTATGTTCTCGTTGATGGAATACAATCGTATCCTGAAGCAAGGTGCAAAAATTTACATTGAAGTGCCGGCTCCGGATTGCGACCGCCCGCATGAATTCAATCTCAATCACTATAGTATTTTTGGTGCTACACAGTTAGGTGCATTGATTGTTCGTGCTGGATTCAACATTGATACGTTTAATGATATCGTGTTTGACCTAAAGATGCCTCCTAAAGAACCGGATCAGGAAGAACAAGTATTTAAAGAAAAGTACTTCTGTATAGTTGCAACCAAAGCGAAATGTTTGGACATTAAATAATAAAGGCCGGGCTTAGGCTAGGTCTTTTGTTATGTATGATAAATACATAATAAAGGACTCAAAGAACATGGCGTCATATGTTTATACCGCAAATTCTTCCCCGCAATCATCTGCGAATGTAGCAACTGATAAGGTTAGGATCGCGACAACTACCTCGGCTATTCAATTTGTAGCGAGTTATCCAAATGTTGCTGGCACTGGTACCGCAACTGCGAATACATCTTCACCTATAGTCACTGGTTCTGGAACTGCATTCTTGACTCAATTAGGCATAGGATATTGGGTCGGAAATGCGACCGGAACAACTGTAGGAATAGTTCATAGCATCGCGAATAACACGAGTTTGACGCTCACTGCTAATGCTGGTGTGGCATTATCTAGTGCTGGAATCACGATCAATCCACACGGTGTTCCGTATCAAGTCGCAACCGCGAATAGCACGATCATTCCTGCAAACTCAGTCAATAATAGCGTCATTGTAGGACAAGGTAATATCGTATCTTTCCTGAATGTCGCAGGATCCGCTGCCGCATTCTCAATTACTGAATTAGGTATGCCTCACGCTGACACTGGTACAAGCGGAGTATTACCTACACCTTCTAACGGTGGACCTTCAACATAAAGAAGTAGTGTATCCTCACTAATATAATTTCATGTCAAACACACCCACGCTAATCAAAACCCCATATAAGAAAACTAACTTCAAGACAGACAAAGAACTGCAAGACTTCATAAGGTGTTGCGATCCTAATACAGGATATTTGTATTTTATGGATAACTTCTTTGTGATTCAGCATCCTACTAAGGGAAGTATGAACTATCATCCATGGGAGTATCAAGAGCGACTAATCGACACTTATCATAACTATCGTTTCTCTATAGCACTGATGCCTCGTCAGTCAGGTAAATCTACTTCTGCTGCTGGGTACTTGCTCTGGTATGCAATGTTCAATCCTGACTCTACTATCCTTATTGCAGCACACAAGTATACTGGCGCACAAGAGATTATGCAGCGTATTCGCTATGCATATGAAAATTGCCCCGATCACATTAAAGCAGGGGTCACGACATATAATAAGGGTTCGCTTGACTTTGAGAATGGTTCACGTATCGTATCTGCTACAACAACTGAAAATACTGGTCGTGGTATGTCTATCACGCTCCTGTATCTTGACGAGTTCGCATTTGTGCGTCCATCAATCGCTACTGAATTCTGGACATCTATCACTCCTACGCTAGCAACTGGTGGTAAAGCGATCATTACTTCTACTCCAAACTCGGATGAAGATCAGTTTGCTCTTATATGGAAGATGGCTAACAAGACTGAAGATGAATTCGGCAACACGACTGCGTTAGGCACCAATGGCTTCAAGGCTTATCGTGCATACTGGCGTGAACAGCCTGGTCGTGATGATAAGTGGGCAGACGAGATGCGCGCCCAATTGGGCGATGATCGTTTCAATCGTGAGATTGGGTGCCTCGCGCACAATTCTATCGTTAAAATAAAAGATTCTTTAGGTAATATATCAGAAATAACAGTAGAAAACTTACAAAAAATGCTATCCAAAGATAAATAAGTCAGTGACAACTAATTTAACTGAGAAATATATGGGTAAAGCAATTTATGTAAAATCAAAAATAGACGGTAATGAGTACTGCAAGACCAATGGGCAATTCACCAGACACCTGAAAAAGCACCAACTAACATACCAAACTTATTATGAAAAATATGTAACCAAAATTGAGATGAAATGCCAGTGCGGCAAACCAATGACCTTCTATCAGCAAACCGAAACATACGCAAGTAGCTGTGGTGATTCTATATGTATTGGTAAACTAATTTCAGTTACTAAGAAAAATTGGACAGTTGAACAAAAACAACAAGATTCGGATAGCAAGAAAAAATCCGCTGCATCAAGAACGACTGAAGAAAAAGTTCAGCGCCGTAATAGATTGGTGCAAACTAATCAACAGAAGTACGGAGTAGATTTTACTACTCAATCATCTCAAATGATGGACAAGTCTAAGGTTACGAAAAAAGAAAGATACGGAGATGAAAACTATTCAAATCCCAAAAAAACTAGCGACTCTTGGCAGGCAAAAACCTCAGCAGAGTTAAACATCATCGCTGAGAAAAAGCGCACCACTTGTGTAGAAAAGTATGGAGTATCTAACCCATTTTTTCTACCAAATGTTCGCAAAAGGTCAGCCGTTGCTAATAGTATTGGTAGAGAATTCACGCTGTCGTCCGGTAAAATTATCAGAGTGCGCGGATACGAAGATGCGGCTATTGTTAAATTATTAAAAGATTACAGTGAAAGTGAATTGGTGTTGGATGACACATTAGTTAAATATAATTTGCCAATATTTACTTATATTGATAATAGAAGGCATATATTAAAATATTATCCAGATATCTTTATTCCGAAAGAAAATAAAATAATAGAAGTAAAGGGAAGATGGTGGTGGGATGGAAACGGAATACATAAGCATAAATCAAGATTGTCCAATAATTTGAAAAAACGCAAAGCAGTATTAAATGCTGGATATCAATACGAAGTTTGGTTATTTGAAGATAGAAAAAATTACAGAGTACTAAAAGATGACACAGACTTTGATCCCGAATAATTTAGGGCTAGAAATATTAACTGATTCTGGTTGGGAACCATTTGACGGTATAGTCAATAAGGGAGTTAAACATACTATAACAGTAGCATTAAAAAATACTACTATCACTCTTACACCCGATCATATGGTATTTCTAGATAATCTAGAAAAAATATCTGCTGAACTACTTAAAGTAGGTGATCTTGTTTGTACCTTATCAGGACCACAGGAAGTAGTATCTATCAATGAAAATTGTTTGGAAATAGTATATGATCTGCTTAATGTAGGAGATAATCATAGATTCTATGCTAATGATATACTGTGTTCCAATTGCGAATTTATTATCGCAGACGAGACATTGATTAATCCAAATACATTGTTGATGCTTAATGGCACTGAACCAACACATCGCATGGGGCAGATTCGCTGGTATAAACAGCCTGAGAAGGGTAAACTGTATGTCGTAGCACTTGATCCATCGCTGGGTACAGGCGGCGACCCTGCTGCTATTCAGGTATTTGAGGCGAGTACAACTACGCAGATAGGTGAATGGAAGCACAATAAGACTGACATACCTAGCCAGATCAAGTTACTCGCAGAGATCACCAAATATATCGCCGATATTACCGGCGAACCTAACAATATCTATTACTCCGTAGAAAATAACTCTATCGGAGAAGCGTCACTCATCTCACTCGCAGAGTATGGTGAATCAAACATCCAGGGCATCTTCATGAGTGAGCCAGGAAAGAAACGCAAAGGATTCACGACTACTAACAAACCGAAGTTAGCAGCCTGTGCTAAATTCAAAACACTATTAGAATCAAAGAAGATGACTATTCATAGTCGTTCACTGATCAGCGAACTCAAGGCCTTCGTCGCTCACGGCGGTAGCTATGCAGCTAAAGTAGGGGATCATGATGATTTGGTCATGGCTTCTCTGTTAGCAGTCCGGATTATGCAGCAACTCGCAGACTATCACGGTGAGCTAGAATCACACATCCGTGACCATGAAGACACAATCGCACCCCTCCCCTTCTTTGCTGTCTTTAATTGATTTAGTATAAATACTATTATGGCATTAGATAACGAGAGCTTCAACAAAGACCTATACGATCTTCTAAAGGTTAGAGGATATCATCCTGTACCACTAGATTCTAAAAATCAAAGAGTAAATGCTCCTCAGGAAGCAGATGTCATTCAGTTTGTCTTCACCAAAGATGGAAAAGAATACGGCAAGTGCTGGATCAGTATAGATAAGGCGAAAAGAATCACCTTATATTATGACAATGAACAAGAAGATAGCCCTAATGATGTGACGCCTGGAGTAGAATACGATGACACTTGGACAGGTCTGCTAAAGAATCTCAAGAAATGGGCGATGAGAAGACAACTAGACTTTGATCTAGAAAACAAAGACCGTCTCGGCGACGACATGCGACAAAGGGAACACTACAAGATGAAAGAGAAACTTGGCGAAGGCTACCATTCAATGGGCAAGAAAGCCAGTTATAATGATGGCGTGCCTAATGTAAAGATCGTGCTACAGCACACCCGTCAGATTGAAGAAGGGGAGCAAAGATTCCGGAATGTCGCCCGCATCTTTGTTGAAAATACAGACGGTGAGAGATTCTTACTCCCGACTACTCGTCCAGGCATCGCAAGAGTCTATGCTAGACATATCGCAGAAGGTGGTACACCATACGATGAGCGCGGAAAGCATATTACATCTCTCGTAGAAGAATATAACCAGATGGCAGGCTTCGTCCGTGCTACCCGTAACGGTCAGTTCAACGAATCAACACAATCACTTGTGAACGAGGGCATTAATCATTATAACAATCTCCGCGAAACACTCAGTAAAATGACAGGTCTCCGTGGATACAACAATTATTTTGAATCCTGGACTCCTGCTCTCATGGAAGATGACGGAGACAACTCTGCTATCAATGAACTATTCGTACAAGAGACTCTAGATCCTCGCATTGAATCAGTCATGCCTATCCTATCTCGCCTTCACAAGAAGGTAAACGAGATGCAAGAAGTAAATGAGTTGGCTTCTTGGGCTGACTCCATTGCTAACAATCATCTTGAAGAAGCTTTAAACGACGCTGTTCCGGAACCGTATAAGAAAGCTGAAATGCAAGATTATAAGACGCAAAGAAAGCAGTCTTTAGCTACAAACAATCCTGATCTTGCGAAGGATGAAAAATTAGGCGAAGAGGCAGAGCAAGAGTACATTATAGTTTCTGCTAGTAAACCTGAAGGTATAAAAGTAAGGGCTAGTAGTGAGGAAGAAGCGTTAAAAAAGGGTGCTAGCATATTGGGCGTGACTATTACGCAAGTTGCGGTGCAACCAGCAGGAACCACGACTAGTAAATCTAAATCTTTATACGATCCTTCTTCTGCGAATGATCCTTTAGAAAGAGCTAAACTAAAAGCACATAATAAGAAAAAGTCATCTAGTAACTTTTGGAAAAGTGTTTTAAATCTTCCTGAAGGCGAGGAAAACAAAGAAGAAACACATGATGATCGGCACGGCGGCCCCTATGACCGCGGACAGATGGACAGCTACTATGGTAGGGGATACCAACCTCACTACTACGTAGGTGCTACTCAACAATCTGAACGGGTTGAAAAGGAAAATATGACCCCTGAAGAGATCAAAGCATACAAAGCGGGATACAACAATAACGAAGAACAAGGTGACTTCAAGCAATGGAATGAGGACAAGGATAACGGTCATACCGAAGAAGAAAACGATATGGCTCAAGATAATCTTCGCAAGATGGCAAAGGCTTCTGGTAAGTTGGAAAAGAATGTCAAGAAGATGGGTGATAAGAATAGCCTAGAACCTTGGCAACAACAACTGATCGCCACCGCAGCCGATAAGGTGGATGCTGTATATCACAGTAAAGATGACGATGAACTTGATGAAGAGTTAGAACCTTGGATGGGTAAGGACCTTGAAACTCCTGCGTATCTTCGTAAGAAAGAATATGAACTCAATAAAAGGGATGCAGAAGGAGGCGGCCCTGGTCTTCGTAGAGTCAAGAATGATCCAGACGAAGAGATTGACGAAGATTTGGATGCTAATCAAAAGCGTGTAGGTCAACTTGGTCCAACTGAAAAAGTAGGTCCTAAAGGTGCAGTAGGCAAACTTGTAGGTGCTAATGAGAGCGTTGATTCAGAATTAGCAAGAATCAGAAAACTCTCGGGACTCTAATCCTACATTATATACTTGTATGAGATTAGTATTCTGTCTACCGGGCGATTCCTTCAGCAAGAACTGGCTATGTGCTTGGAATGATACCATCAGATGGCTTTATAAGAACAACATTGACTACGTGACGGTCAATGCATATTCTCCTATAATCTATAATTGCCGTAATTGGTTATTAGGTGCCAAAGGTCCTGCTCCAAAATCCTTCAAGCCGTTCAATGGAATGATAGATTACGATTGGATCATATGGATTGATGGCGATGTTATATGGAAGCCTGAGGATTTGGAACGATTGATAAGTAACAATGATCATAAGATTGTTACCGGATTCTATATACAACATGACAACAATAGTTATGCCCAAGCAATCTCCTTTAGGGTAGAAGAGGTTGATAACAATACCCATCTGCATTGGATTGAAAGAGAACAATTAGATATCAATAGTAATCGTATCAGATTAGGAGCGAGTGGCATGGGATTCATGGCAGTCAAGGCAGGAGTGTTTGAGGCATTAGAATGTCCTTGGTTCAATCCCATTCCACATGAATACGAGAATACTTACCTATCTGAAGATGTTGGATTCTGCTATAAAGCACAACTGTTAGGATATACCATCTGGGGAGATCCAAAGATTCAAGTGAGACATGAAAAAACATGGATGTTGAGCGGTGATACTGCTGCTGGGTATAAGCCTGAATCATTGATATTAAATCTGGATCCAATACGATGATGCATCCTCCTAAATTCTTATTCTTAGATACGAATCTACAATGTAATCTTAAATGCAAAACCTGCATGTATTGGACAAGGGATGAGATTGTCCAGCCTTCTCATATAACAGTTGAACAACGCAACGAGATAATCAATGAGTTCTATCAATTGAATCCAAATGGTTCTGTTGTCATATGCGGAGGCGAAGCGATGATGAACCCTGAACGATATTGGCCTATCACAAGACAATGCCGATCTTTAGGATTAGGATGTCTGTCAGTCATGAACGGTACGATGGTGACCGATCTAAGCGTAGCAAAGAGATTGATCACGGAAGGTCCAACTGAGATCACGATATCACTAAACAGTTATAGACCTGAGGTCCATGATTCCTCTAGGGGTGTTGTGGGATCATTCGCCGCAGCAACAAATGCGATCAGATTGCTACTAGAAGCAAGGACGATATTAAACAAAAAAACACCTATCTATGCGATGTCTGTCATGTATGAAGATAACTATCGGGACTTAGATCAGTTCTATGACTTCGTGTTGAATGATCTAAAGGCTGACAAGTTAAAACTCAATTGGTTGCAGCCCGTATTTGGTACACTGATAGATAAACAAGGTAAGAATAGGTCTGATAAGTTCTACGAGAACAATGTCATACGGGATCATGTTGGGCTGAAAAAGATACTACATGATTGTAACGAGAAATATAAACTAGGATTAGATCCTGAATATATTGACACTGTAGAGATGTATCATGACAGTGTTCACAACAACCAAGATGCCCTATTAGGATGGGATGGCAGCGGTACCACAAAACTCATCTGTAATAGTTTCAACAGGAACATAATGGTGGATATGGATGGTGTCGCAAGACTGTGTTTCTCACACAAGTTTCCTGGATATAAACTCACTAACAGGGGAGACCTGCGAATGTTCTGGTATGGTACTGACAATCTTAGAGAAGTCATGTCACAGTGTACTCAATATTGCGGAATAAGCCATAGTGTTCGCAGGGTGAATGCTACATTAAAATACCCAAAATCAGCGTAAAAACATCTGTTTACCCATTCGCATGATAAATACATTGACACAGGAAGCAATATACATTATATTGAAGACTGTGTTAGTTGTCTCCTGACAGCGAAACATAAAACACATATTAAAGCTCAACTTAGGCACATTTAAAAGGAGAAAAACAAAATGGCATCACTTCAAGAAATCCGGGCCCGTATCTCGGCGACCGAAAATAAGAACCAAGATCGCGGTTCTAATACACAATCTGACAATGCAATCTACGCACATTGGAATATGGATGAGGGTGCTGCTGCATCTGTTCGTTTCCTTCCAGATGCTAATTCCAGTAATACATTCTTCTGGGTTGAACGCAACATGATCAAGTTGCCGTTCAATGGGGTCAAGGGTGACTCTAATTCCAAACAACTCACTGTTCAGGTTCCTTGCGTAGAGATGTATGGGGATAACTGCCCCATTCTCGCAGAAGTCCGCCCTTGGTATAAGGATGACACGCTGAAGGATATGGCTAACAAGTATTGGAAGAAGCGTACTTACATCTTCCAAGGATTTGTACGGCAGAATCCTATCGGCAATGATACGACTCCTGCGAATCCTATTCGTCGTTTTATTATCTCTCCGCAAATCTTCACGATCATCAAGTCTTCGCTTATGGATCCTGAGATGGAAGAGTTGCCAACCGATTATATGCGTGGTCTTGACTTCAACATCAAGAAGTCTGCTAAGGGAGGCTATGCTGACTATTCTACTTCTACTTGGGCCCGTAAGGAATCGGCATTGACTGAGGTCGAGCAAGCTGCTATTGAAGCACACGGTCTGTTTAATCTAGCAGATTTCCTACCTAAGAAGCCATCTGAAGCTGAACTCCGTATCATCAAGGAAATGTTTGAAGCTTCGGTTGATGGTCGTCCTTACGACAACGACAAGTGGGGTGCTTACTATCGTCCTTACGGACTTGAAGCCCCTGCTGGTGCAGCAACGGCTAAACAATCGGTGACTGCTGAAACCAGCGCCCCCGTAGTTGCATCTCCTATCGTTGACGAAGATGACGCTGTTCCCTTTGATGTAGATCCCGTTGTTGTTCCCAAATCAACATCGACCGACAAGGCGCAGGACATCTTGAAGATGATCCGGGAAAGGCAATCCAAATAGGATTGTCCTAATGATCGGGGGCTAATAACCCCCGATCATGTATGGGAGAAAAAACATGACCATGCCAGATGAAAGATATCGGGCTCTAAAACAGAGCAAGAAACTCTTGGAAGAACTATGCGATCCAGGCAAGACTCCAAGGGTTCCAAGCATCATCCGTGACCGTGCAAGGGGTATTCTGCGTCACTATCCGATGGACGTTGATCTAGATAATCTTGCTGAACAATGTCCCGAACTGCTTGAAAAAATATCTTACAATGATAAGATGAAACAAATCGTTAGATAAGGAAATAATATGGCGAAGCCCTTCGATGTAAGTAGGTTTAGGAAAGATATTACTAAGGCTATTGATGGTCTTAGTATCGGGTTCAATGACCCAACAGATTGGATTAGTACAGGTAACTATGCACTCAACTATCGTATTAGCAGTGATTTTAATAAAGGCATTCCTCTTGGTAAGGTTACTGTCTTTGCTGGAGAATCAGGAGCAGGAAAATCATTTATCTGCTCCGGTAATCTGGTTCGCAATGCCCAAGAGCAAGGCATCTTTGTTGTTCTAATTGATTCAGAGAATGCTTTGGATGAATCTTGGCTACACGCTTTGGGTGTTGACACAAGCGAAAGCAAGTTGCTGAAACTCAATATGGCAATGATTGATGACGTTGGTAAGACTATCAGCGAATTCATGAAGGGTTATAAGGCTATGGCAGAAGAAGACCGTCCTAAGGTGTTGTTCGTCGTTGATAGCCTCGGTATGTTGCTCACTCCAACTGATGTTAATCAGTTTGAAGCAGGTGATATGAAGGGCGACATGGGTCGCAAGCCTAAGGCACTGACTGCTCTTGTTCGTAACTGTGTCAACATGTTCGGTTCATACAATGTAGGTCTTGTTGCGACTAATCATACATACGCATCTCAAGACATGTTTGACCCTGATGACAAGATCAGTGGTGGTCAAGGATTTGTCTACGCATCTTCTATCGTAGTTGCGATGAAGAAGCTAAAGCTCAAGGAAGATGAAGACGGTAACAAGATCAGCGAAGTGCGTGGTATTCGTGCTGCGTGCAAGGTGATGAAGACCCGTTACGGTAAACCTTTTGAATCAGTTCAAGTCAAGATTCCATATGAGACAGGTATGAATCCCTATTCAGGTTTGCTTGATATGTTTGAGGCTATGGAACTTCTCAAGAAGGAAGGCAATTCCCTCGTATATAATTGCGTTGATGGCACGATCATCAAGAAGTTCCGCAAGGGTTGGGAACGCAATGATGAAGGCTGTCTTGATCGTGTGATGTTGGAATTCACTAAAAAGCCTCGTGCTAGTCTAAATATTGCTAATCCAGAAGAAGAGGAAGTCATGGAATGAGTCTAGCACTGGTTAATGAAATTTGGAAAGTATTAAAGCCCAGCATTGAAACAGGTGATATCGGTTCTGCTGCTGAGACGCTTGTCAATTATCTGGTTGATGAGGCTTACTCTCCGGCTGAAATTAAGCAAGTGTTTAGGCTAGATTCCGACGTAAAAGGCGCACTATCTTATTATCTGGAAACTCCTGAATGGGGTGTTCAAGATGATGAGGAAGAGGAAGACGATTACTATGATGAAGAAGATTACTAATGACATGGTACAGCCGGATTACTCAGGACTTGAGCGTATTACCGGACTTCATCTCACACTACGAAAATGAAATCATTTCTGCAAAAGCAGATGTGAAGGTGTATGGTAATGTAGAAAAGAATATTGCTGCATTACCGGGAATCACAGAGTATCGCTTCAACCAACTACAAGAGGTCGAAGCGGTACTCAACTTCCTTAATATACAACTGCGACAGATTCGTAGGAAACATTTCCAAAAGTATCTTGAAGGATATGCCCGTGCATTGACCTCGCGTGATGCTGAGAAATATGTTGACGGCGAACAAGAGGTCATTGATTTTGAAGTCATCATCAATGATGTTGCTCTCATGAGAAATAAGTATCTAGGAATTATGAAGGGACTTGACTCTAAAAACTTTATGCTAGGGCATGTGGTTAGATTAAGGACTGCCGGCATGGAAGACGTGACAATAGGATAATGTAATATGGCAATTGATAAAGCATACGTAGTTGGGTATGGTTTAGTAGATGCTTTAGGAAACAATCCAAAAGATTGCTTTCGTCATATGCTAGATGACCTTGACTACTCTTCGGTTATACAACCAATGAAAGAAGAAAATTTAAAGATTTATCAAGCATACTGTGTTGATGAATCTAGTTTGGTATTACCCGATGGTTGGAATAGCAAAGGAACCACACTGACGCAGAAACTTGCGATGCACTCTGCTAACCAAGCACTAGTGATGGCAAATCTCCCGATTAGTAGTAATGTTGCAGTTATTTTTAGCACTTGCTTAAATGATAGTGAGACCCTTCAAGAGCATTTTCCTAAACTTTTAACCAACAAGCGTATCAACCCTAGAATAGTAGTTAATCGCATTCTAGATATGGCTTGCTGTCACATCGGTAGTTACTGGGGATTTATGGGCGCAAGCACTTCTGTTTTTGCCTCCTGTTCGACTGGTATTTTCTCTATAGATTACGCTATGCGATTGTTGGACGAGTATGATTATGTCGTTTGTGGAAGTGGTGATGTTGGATCGCATAATGTTGCTATGAAAAATTTCATGGCGATCAATGCTCTTGGAAATGACAACAAACCATTTGACGATAACCGTGAAGGGTTCGTTATAGGGAGCGGTGCCGGCGTTTTAATCTTGGCATCATCCCGAACAGTAGAGAAATATGGAGCAACCATTCACGCTACTCTATATCCTGCTGGACTAGCAAGTGATGCGTTTGATCAGACTTCCCCTGCACAAGACGGGCGAGGCGCCAGATTAGCTATGGATAAGGCTTTGCGTAGCGGGATGCATATTGATGCGATTTCTGCACATGCGACTAGCACTCCTGTAGGAGATGTGATTGAATATAATACTATTACTGATTATTTTCAGGATGTTCCTATCTATGCACCTAAGTCTAAGATTGGTCATACATTAGGAGGAGCAGGTATCGTAGAAACAATTTATGCAATTGAATCAATGAAAACTGGCATTATTCCTCATATTCACAATCTTACGAAGGCAACTATGGATGTTCATAATTGTTTGGTGAGAGAGAATATAAAATTTGATGATAAACCTATCCTTAGGACATTGAATAATTCGTTTGGATTTGGCGGCAAGTGTGCTGCCCAAATTATTGAAGTTGATCGGAGAATCTAATGGCTACGAGGGATTACCAAGCAATTAAAAATTTAATATACAATTATGATTTTGGCGCAGCGCCTACCGACGCCCTAGTACCCGAAATCACAGAAGACCTAATTACACTTAGTTGTGTTCAGTATCGTTTAAACAACCAAAGTCTATATAAAACAGCTGCCAGCCCCCTTTGGACTACTGCCAACTGGTACGACGCCAAGGCCAGCGGCATTACAGATGAAGACAGGATTCTTGCACTAGATATCAAGCGTCATTTTTCATCAAAATTAATGGTTTTGACGCTGAAAGGGATTACTTTATCCCAATGGCGTAAGGATTTGCAAAAATTGCTTAATGAAGTTGCTCCTAAAACCCTACGCTTTAACTCTAATTATGTAGGTATGGCCTATAAACTACCTTATTTTTATCATTACGATAAAGAGATAGCTGAAATCTTTGGAGGCGAACATCGCAAAATCACAGGCCAAATTGCAGAGCCTAGGACCAAAGCTTCGTTAAGGTTCATAAAAAGTCTTAGAAATCACCTTAAGGATAAAGATAGGATGATAGAGTACTGGTTTTCAGATGATCGGGACAATCGTGTATTGTTCAAGGTTGATCGCAAAAACTCCTTACTTCCGGTCTGGGATTCTATCATCAAGAAGGAGATTGTTGTTTCGGGATATTTCTATTACCGCAACAGAGATGACCTAGATTTTTACGAAATTAAAAATTGGGAAATTGAAATTTAAATAGGATCAAACGTTTTTTTCGGTTGACATCGGTTACCCATTTGATATACTAGATAATAGAGATTGAACAGAGGAAGTGCGTAGTGACTCTCGGTAAACTCAAAGAACTACTTGAAGTGATGAGCGAAAGCCAACTCAAGAAAGAAGTAGTCATTTACACCAATCAAACGGTCATGAAGGTCAACAGTGTCCGGCTTCTTCGTGATGAAGAATCAGGAAAGATATATCCTGCCTTAATCGCATAAAAACGGTTGACATCGGCAACCTACCCTGCTATTATGAATCATAAGATGAGTTCAAGGAGTCGGACATGGGTTATAAAACTTTTGCTCTTTCTGACGAACTTCGTTCTAAATATCAACCTCGCAAGGGACTTGAAGGTCCTTTCTTCTATCCGAATGGTCGGGTAGCTTATTACGATCCTAAAGAAGGACACTACTGGGATCCGAATACGGATTTCTACCTCTCTCATGAAGAAGCAGCCGACCTACAAAATTCAGTTTTTAACGCGATAAAAGGAAATTAAAATGCGCGAGACTAAGTTTCAGCCTAACGTGAACCAAGGGTACATCCTCACTATTGAAGGTCGTATCGGTAGTTTGAATGCTAACAAGCCTGATGGATATCTTGACGAGATCAAGCGCCTACAAAATGCACATGCAGATGTACTCACACGATTGAGTCCTGAAGAACTCCATGCTCTGCGACTATCACAAAATAAGACGATGACTCCCGAAGAAGAAGCCGTCGCCAAAGCGAGAATGCGGAAGGACATGGACGAAAATCGTGATCGTCCCAGCATCTAGACAGGTGAAGATGTTCTCTACGCGACCTAACATAATTAAACATGCAGATGGCTCCAAAGAATGGTATCTGAATGGCAAACGACATCGTGAAGATGGGCCGGCATATGAAGAGGCAGATGGCTCCAAAGAATGGTATCTGAATGGCAAACGACATCGTGAAGATGGGCCGGCATATGAAGGGGCAGATGGCTCCAAGCGTTGGTTTCTGAATGGCAAACGACATCGTGAAGATGGGCCGGCATATGAAGAGGCAGATGGCTCCAAAGAATGGTATCTGAATGGCGAACTTCACCGGAAAGATGGGCCGGCATATGAAAGGGCAGATGGCTCCAAATTATGGTATCTGAATGGCAAACGACATCGTGAAGATGGACCGGCAGTTGAAGGGACAGATGGCTCCAAATTATGGTATCTGAATGGCGAACGTCACCGGAAAGATGGACCGGCAATTGAATACGCAGATGGCACCGAAGAATGGTATCTGAATGGCGAACGTCACCGGAAAGATGGGCCGGCATATGAAGGGGCAGATGGCTCCAAAGCATGGTGGCTGAATGGCAAACGACATCGTGAAGATGGGCCGGCATATGAAGGGGCAGATGGCTCCAAGCGTTGGTTTCTGAATGGCGAAGAAATAGATCAACTCGTCCATTGGGTAACTACAAAAGAAAGACAGATGGCATAAAAAGGTTGACATCATCTGCCCGTTTTGCTATATTGAATCATAGACAGCAACACAGAG